AGAAACTCTTGACATCATGAGGGATGCTGGGTGGCCAATTAATGTTAACTTAACGGAGCCGAGTAGGTTCGGCTCTTCACACGCATATGCTTCCTGGCTAATCTCTGGTACAGATTGGCAACAAGGTATACATAACAGGAAGATGTATGTTGATACTGCTCTTGACCCTCTTAGGGTCAAGGCAGTGGAATGGAGGAGGAGCGAGGAATTTAGAAATTTGGACAATGAGTTAGAGAGCGTTGCTCGATACTTTAAAAGTCCAAAGTACGATTATCCTGACATTGAAATAGATGATGTCTGGTTCCTCGTAGGCGACATTTTCAAATTTTCCCGCATAACTCCCATGAACTACATTATAAAAATGTGGGAGAAAAAGTATGCATTGGGAAGCTTCATGGTTGACCCTGATAATCCACGTAAGAAATACTCCAGGTGGAAGTTTATATCAACTATTGGCTATGCCCAATTCAAGAAGTTGTGGAGGGCAACTTTTGAATTTGCCCCTTTGCTCGCCCCTGTCGCTCATGTTTCTGTGAAGGATGAGGCACTTCCTCCTAAGAAATATCTAGCTGACAAGGTTCGAACTGTTATCGGTTCGCCCTTGGGGCAATATATTATGTCCACAGTTTGGAATTACTCTCCAAACCATAACTTTAGGTGGGCCACAACACCCATCAAGGTTGGCATGCCTTTAAATGGCTATTGGATGGATTATGTTTATTCCAACCATGCTCGATGCCAAATACATTATGCCGGAGACATGAGTGAGTTTGACTCAACTCTGTCCGGTAATGTTTTAAAGTTAATAGCCAGCATCCGGAAGAAGGGCTTTGAACATCACAAAGACCATGATCGGATAGCTAGGCTAATTGACATTAATTATAAACAGGTTTCCAGTCAACTGTTGAATACTACAACAACAGGTGATATTTATGCCAAGGGAACTGGTTTGACTACTGGTCATAGTTCCACTAGCATGGATAACTCTGTTGGTTTAGTAGTTTTATACTTGATGGCTTGGAAACAAATTACTGGCCTTTCTGCCCGGGAATTCAAGTATTATAATGAATTGTCGTGTTTTGGTGACGATCATTTACTTAGTGTTGCAGGCAACAAGCCAGCTGCCTGGAATTTCCGGTCCATTCAATCAGCCATGTCGAAGTGGGGTGTTACGAACAATCTGGAAGCTTCTGGTCCTTTAGAGAACCTCAGCTTCCTTAGTAAGTTTGTCCGCACGCCCACACCGTCCGACATTGCTGATTTCAAGTTGGCTGGTTTAAAGCCCACTAGATGGGCAGTTTACCATGACCGAGACAGGCTTGTTGGTAAAATGGTTGCTCCAGTTAAAAGTATGGCACCTGAATATCGCCTAAAAAGATTGTGTAGCTATTTATCGTTGACAGCTCATCATCCTGATATATATCAGAATGTGCACAACGTTATTGTCCGCACTAATTCTTTCAAGCGGTATCTTCACTCTCCCTCAAATCCGAAGGGGGTGAAATTACCTACTTACCAGAAAGTTGTTGCTGACTGGTATAAACCGGATGCTCATTTTCCAGAAAATATGGTTGATGAGGTTGTCGAGACGTTCAAGTCTGATGGGACACTGTTGACTTATGGCAACCTCAGCCCTGTTGACAGTATATTGGGAGCTTTAGCTTTAGTTCCCGACTTTGTCAACCCTGCTATTTTCAACATGGGCTATTTGACTGCTTTACAAAGTAAACTTTTTAAAACTGTTTCTTGGCCCGTGCAATTGATAGCTTTAGCAAATTCAGCTGCTGGATCTGCTGAGCTCTCTTATATATTGCGTAAAACAGT